CGCTTAAAGTCAGCGACGACATGCCGCTTGAAAAGGCAATCGACGAGGTGCTGAAAAAGTATCCGCAGTTCGCGGGAGGTTCAGCGCCAACAACAGGGGTTTCCGGCGGGAACGGCAGCGCCGCGATTTCCGGCGTTGAAGCCGCGTTCCGTGCGAAGAACCCCGGAATCAAGTTTTAATTCGGAATTCTTAATTCGGAATTAAGGCGTCCCACTTCGTGGGACGTATTTAAATAACCGCCGCAGGCGGCACCGAAATTCCGAATTCCGCATTCATAATTCCGAATTTTTCGACTGAAAGGAGAAATCTATGGCTCATGAGGCTCAGGAGCGCTATTCTTCGCTTGTCCTTGCGAAAATGCGCTCGGAAAACATTCTTAAGGACGGTATCATCTTCAACAACGACTACGAGGGCGACCCGGTCGCGGGCGCGGTCAAGGTTCCGGTGCGCGACGGCGAGGTCAAGGTCGGCGACTACGACCGCAGCGCCGGCGGCGATCTTTCTGAAAGCTCCACCGAGTACCGCTCTATCCTCATCAACCGCGAGAAGTACGTCAACGAGCTTGTGGACGGCTACGACGCGGCTTCCGTTCCCGACAACCTTATCGCGGACAGGCTTGACAGCGCGGGCTACTCCATGGCGACCGCCCTCGACCGGGACGGCGCTTCCACGCTCATCTCGCAGGGCACCCGCGTCAATACGTCCTCCATTTCCGCAAGCACCGTATACAGCGATGTTGTGGATATCCGTACGCTGATGAGCAAGGCGAACGTCCCGAACGACGGCAGGCGCTACCTGCTCGTTACCCCGGACATCTACGCGGCTATGCTGAAAAGCCCGCTGTTCGTGCAGGCTTCCGCGCTCGGCGACGAGGTGAAGCAGTCCGGCGCGGTCGGCAAGATCGCGGGATTCACCGTGTACGAGTGGAACGACGACACCGCTAACCTTGCGATGATCGCAGGTCACCCGCGCTATGCTACGCGCATCAACGCATGGAAGGTGCCTATTGCCGTGAACGACCTCAAGGACAGCAAGCACATCGGCTCTTCTGCGGTTCAGGGACGTTCCGTGTACGGTCATGAGGTGCTCCGCAAGAGCGCTATTTACGCCGTATTTTCCGCAGGTTCGCTCACTCTTACGCAGGGCGCGTTTGCTTCCGATAAGTGCAAGGTGACTGTCGCTGAGACCGCGACCAGCGCGTTCGTGTACCGCGTGAATCCGGCAAAGCGCGCGGCGCTCGCCGAGGATTTCACCGCCATCGCTGCGACAAATGCGTTCACTTCCAACAGCACGCAGATACCCTGCAAGAAGGGCGACGTCATTGAGATAATCGACCTCGACAGCAACAAGAAGTGCGTTAAGGTCGGCTATGTTACAGTAGCATGACGGTCACGGCTGAATACTACTCCGCGAACTGGGGCGGCTGGACGGATTCGGACGAGCTGACAGCCGCTCTCAAACGCGCGGAGCTTATCGTAGACCGGGAGATATTCCCCTCGGGGTATACTGTAGCTACCACGCCGGAAGTCTGGCGTACAGCGGCGCAGAATGCGGTCTGCGCGCAGGCGGAGTTTATCCTCGAAAACGGCGGCGTTTCGGCGCTGTCGGAGACCACGGACGGCGGCTCGGTAACGCTCGGGAAGTTCAGCTATTCCGGCGGCGGGAGTTCAGGCAATTCCGGCGGTTCGGCGGCGAATTCGCTGTGCGCCCAGGCTCTGGCGCTGCTGGAGCCGACCGGATTGCTCTACAGAGGGGTGAGGATATGAGACCTATCCCGCGTTCCCTGCTGATTCATTCGGCTGTGCTGTACGAGGAGAAAGAAAACGCGTGGCAGAAAAAGGAGCTCGTCGAGCTGGCGAAGCTCACGCATATCCGCGTAGAGCCTGCGAGTAAAATGATAATCACGTCCGACAACCGCTCTGTTACGCTGTCTGCAACTCTTTTCTACGACTGCCGGAACAGCGCTCCGGGGGCGGAGTTCAAGCCGGGATATATCGTCGAATTTGGCGGCAAGCGTTACCGCGTTGAGACTGTCGAGGTTTTTTACGACCGTCAGAAACTCCACCATCTGGAGGTGGGACTGTGCCTGTGACGGTCAACATCAATTCCGCTCAGATAGCGGTCGATATCCGCGCGGCTTCCGAAAAGGCACGCGGGATAACCTCTCAGCAGGCGCTCGCGGACTGCAACGAGTACGTTCCGGACGACCAGGACGCGCTCGTCAACAGCTCGAATATCCACAGCGATATACTGCACGGAAAGCTCGTCTGGGCTGCGCCCTACGCTAGATATCTGTATCACGGCGTGCTGATGGTGGATCCGAAAACCGGTTCAGCATGGGCGCGGGAAGGTCAGACGAAGGTCAAGGTCTCGCCGGAGGTGCGGCTTAAATTCGATAAGCGCAAGAACCCGAAAGCCGGCTCCCACTGGTGCGAGCGCGCCCAGGCAGACCACGGCGAGGAATGGCGGCAAATCTACGAAACAGCATTGCGAAAGGAGCTGAACAAATGACGGCGCAGTTACAGGCAGTCGAAGCTTTCCGGGCTTTTGCGGAGAAAACAACAGGGCAGCCGGTGTCCGTCGGGCTTCTTTCGCCCGGGGAGAGTATCGCAGTGCAGGTCGTGACAGGTTCCCGGGAGTTCACCTCGCTGAACCTCGCGAACCGCCGGGCGGTGCTTTCCCTCGACGTGCTTTCGAAATTCAAGAAACAGGAGCAGGCTTACGGCTTCCTCTGCGGGATAGCCAACGCCTGTGATACAGCCCGGCTCGGTGCGCCTGTCGTTAACGCGGAGGCACGCAGCGAGCCGTTATTTGTAGGCACGGACGGCGATTACTGGATATATTCGCTGTCCGTCAGCCTGCGGATCATTTTTTAATTCGGAATTCGGAATTCTTAATTCGGAATTAAGGTGTCCCACTTCGTGGGACGTATTTAAATAACCGCCGCAGGCGGCACCGAAATTCCGAATTCCGCATTCATAATTCCGAATTTTTCGACTGAAAGGAGAATTACTATGTCCCAGACATTACCCAAGGTCGCGGGTGTTGAGCTGAACCACGAGGTCAAGGTGTTCATCAACACCACGCCCACAGGTGACAGCGCGACCTATAAGTCCATGTGCAATGCGTTCAAGAACTGCGCGAACGCGCTGAACGAGAACGTGTATTCCGCGTCCTACCTCAGCGACGGCGGCTACAGCTCCAGCACAGTTACCGGATTCCAGCCTACTATAACGCTTCAGGGCGACTTCATGGCAAGCGACCCGGTGTGCGCCTATCTCGACAAGATTCAGTGGAGCCCCGGCGCGGCGCGTGTTACCGATATCAAGATGAACCGCAACGGGCAGATAGTCACATGCCCGGTAACGCTGACCCAGATAGCCATTGCGGGCGGCGAATCCACCGCGCCGAACTCCGTGACTGTAGTCATGGCGATGAATGGCAAGCCCACCGTCGAGGACGGAAATCTGGACGACACCGGCGAGAAAAAGACAGGGCTTTAATGCTGAAAGGAGCAGAAAATGTACCAGATAAAGAGATCGGAGAAGATACGCGACGCGCTAGAGCTTTGCGGAGAGGACGGAAAGCCCGCCGCAAAGCTGGAGTTCGTCGTTGACATCGACGCCATCGCGGGCGAACTCCGCAGGAACCTCACTGACATCACGACCGCCGAGCAGGCGCTGAAAAAGTCGGCTTCCGATAAGGACTACGCCGAGGCTTACGAGCAGTACGGCAGGGCGGTGCGCGGTGTGTTCGCCATCTGCTTGGGCAGGGAGAACGCGGAAACCATCTGCGAGTTCTTCGAGGGTAATTACGTTGAGATGTCCGTCGCGATAGTGCCGTATATCTACGACGTGATACTCCCCCGCGTGAACGAGTGCATAGCCCGCCGCCGCGAACAGCTCAAGGGAATCTACCGCAGGGGGAAGAAGCTCAGATGAAGCTGTACGAGCCGTTTCCCGACCGCATTACCGTTGACGGCCAGGAGTACCGGCTGACCCTGTGGTTCGACCGGGTGCTGAGGTTCTACGACGTTCTCGACGACCCCGGCCTCACGCCGGAGGAAAAGACGGAGGCGGGTTTCTCATGGCTCGTGGACTGCCGGAAAACCCCGCCGCCGGAGGTACAGAGCCGGGTACTCCAACAGCTTATGGACGAGGTGATAGCTCCACCGCAGCGGAGGCTGTCAACGCAGAAGCAGCCGCAGAAGTGCGTTGATTTCAGCTTCGACGCGGAGGAGATATACTCGTCGTTCCGGCAGGCTTACGGTATCGACCTGATACAGGAGTGCGGGCGGCTGCACTGGTGCGCGTTCCTCGCGATGTTCCACGGGCTTCCGGAGGACGCGCCGGTGAAGCAGATAATGCGGATACGCTCGGAGGATATCCCGGCTCCGAACAAGCACAACGCGGAGTATATCCGGCGGCTCACGGAGCTGAAAACGCTGTACGCGCTGCCGAATAAGGGCGCTTCGCAGGCGCAGGACGGCGGGGGCTGGGACGGGCTGTTCAATATGCTGCGGGCGCAGGCTGAATGATTTCTGTATTGACATTTCCGATGGGACGTGCTATAATGTAGAAAATAAACTTTTTGGAGGTAATTCTCTATGAAAATGTACAGATGTCCCGATTGTGGCAGAACGTCAACGTCAATGTACTGCGACGCCTGCGGCAAAACTATTCCCTCACAGTATGTGACATACGGAGCGGAAGCTGGTACGCCGTCCGGAATGGCGGAGGGTACTGACGCGACAAACATACTGCTTGAGAAGATAAGCCGCGCGGAGGAGCGCAATAACGAACTGCTTTCCGCTGTTCAGAAGAATACAAAGGTGGTTGCTGTCATTTCCATCATTTCTATGGTGGCGGCGGTCGCAAGCGCTCTGTTTACGGTATTATCGTTGATTTCGTTTATGTGACGCCGGCAATCATCAAGTACATAGAAAAAGCACCTTGCACAAAAACAAGGTGCTTTTTTCATGCCCGAAAGGAGGAAAAATGCCCGAAGGAGAAGTAGTATATCATATCCGGGGCGACAACAGCAAGCTCCCCGACGATCTCAAGAACGCGGAGAAGATAATCGGAGATTCCGCAGATAAGGTTGAAAAAGCGGCTCTGGGAGCTATCAAGGCAATAGGCGCGGCTGCTTCCGCAGCGGCTGCGGCGGGTACTGCGATAGGCACGGCGGCGGTAAAATCTGCTGACGACCTGGATAAGGCTGTCAAGCGTGTTACCAGCGCCACAGGCGAGGGCGCGGCTGCCGCTGAAAAGTACTCCGAGGTGATAAAGGGAGTTTACGGCGACAACTTCGGCGAGAATTTCGACGACATCGCCGCGAGCATTTCCACGATAACTCAGAATCTCGGCGAAATGGACGCGGAGCCGCTCGAAAAAATCACCGAAAGCGCCTACGCCTTGCAGGACGCGTTCGATATGGACGTCGCCGAGACCTCCCGCGCCGCTAAAGCTATGGTGGAGAACTTCGGTATAGCTGCCGAGGACGCGTTCGATTATATCGCCAAAGGTGCGCAGGACGGCCTCGACTACTCCGGAGAGCTGCTGGACAATATCAGTGAGTACTCCGTGCAGTTCAAAAAGCTGGGGCTTTCTGCCGACGATATGTTCACTATCTTCGCGAACGGCGCGGAGAACGGAGCATGGAACCTCGATAAAATAGGCGACGCAGTCAAGGAGTTTTCTATCCGCGCTATCGACGGCTCGGACACGACTGAAAAAGGCTTTGAAGCCCTCGGCTACGACGCGGAGGATATGGCGAAGAAGTTCGCACAGGGCGGCGACGCTGCCCGGGACGCGTTCCAGACAATCATAAAGGCGCTCGGCGATATGGAAGACCCCATCGCGCAGAACGAGGCAGGCGTGAACCTGTTCGGGACCATGTGGGAGGATCTCGGCGCTGACGCGGTTAAGGCGCTCGGCGATATCTCCGACAGCGCCTACGACTGTGCGGGAGCTGTGGACGAGATAGTCGAGGTGAATTACAGTTCGCTCTCGGACGCGCTCGGCGGGCTGAAAAGGCAGGTTGAGCTGTTGATACAGCCGCTCGGCGACGAGCTTATCCCGGTTGTTTCGGAGGTCATTGACAAGCTCGGCAAGATAGCTGACGAGGTCGTTCCGGTGCTGTTGGACGCAGCGGAGCCGCTTGTGGAATCTCTGCTAAAGATGATAGACCCTATCTCGCAACTTATTTCTGAACTTCTCCCGCCGCTCATTGAGATGGTCGGAGATATCGCAAAAAGGCTGTCCGACTTTGTTGCAAAGCACATTCCGGAATTGACAACAGTGCTAAAAAACGCAGTAGAGTTCATAAGCAAAGCTTTAAAAGTAGCGTGGGAAGCAAGAGATGCTATTGCCGCAATCGCAATAGCGCTAGTAACTTTTAAGACCGCAATCAAAATCGGGAATGCTGTTCAGGCGGCAGTGACCGCAATACGGTCATTTAAGACTATAACAGACGCGGCGACTGTTTCACAATTGGCGCTCAACGCAGCTGGCGCGGCTAATCCGTTCGTGCTGATAGGTTCGCTCGCTGCTGGAGCGGTCGGAGGAATTGCGGCGCTGTCCGGAGCTATGGACGACTGTAACGAACGTATGGCAGACCTTACTTCAAAATCAGATGAATTAACGCAGTCCTCGCAGGAGTACCAAGAACAGACTAAAGGGCTGGAAGATGTCAAAAAGCGCTATGAAAAGGTTTATAATTCCACAAAGGACACAGCCGAAAAGGAAACTGAACTGAAAGCTTTGCAGGAAGAACTGAACAAGCAGTTCGGTGACCTTGCCGGTAGTATCGACCTTGTGGCTGATTCGTATCAGGGCGTTATCGACAAAATGAATGGCGTCATTTCCAAGTCATATGAAATGTCTGAAAGTCAAGCAAGAATGGGCCTTACTGCCGCCGAAGAAGCAGAAAAGGAAAGTACGGCAATAGGTCTGTTCGCGATGAACACCAATGGAACAAACGACTACCTGTTGAGTGAAGCGTTAAAGCTTGGCACATTCAAATCTTCTGATTCAAACATTTTTGGCGGCAATATGTATTTCAGCGGTTCTTACGAGGACAGGATAAAAGATCTCGAATACCTGCGAGACTTAGCGGCGGATAAATACAACGAAACCCGCATTGACGATTACAGGCAGTATGCCAGCAGGTTAGACGAGCAGATAAATAATCTGAAATCCGGCTTAGACGCAAAGAACAATGCTGAAACCGCCCTTGCGAATGTTCAGTCTATGAAAGACGAAGCAGAAAAGTCCAAAAGGCTTGCTGGTTCCGTCGGCTACGGCGTTTACGGCAACACCAAAGCGTTTAACGACTATTATTTTAAAGGGAATACAGAAGAACCCCCCGCTGAAACCGAACTGGAAAGCACCTACACTTACAAGCCCTACACCCCAACCGCCGACACATCGAAAACCAAGACCAGCTCAGGCGGTTCGAGCAGTTCCACAGGCAGCCAGGGCAATTTCATCAGCATAACAAGCTATGTCCCGACCATGTGGGACAACGACCAGACCGCCGCGCTGAAATCGCTCATCGGCAAGGACGTGCTCGGAAAGACGGCCTCCGCGCACCAGATAAACGCCCTGACCGGCGCGATATCCGGCGCGGCTGAAAGTTCGTCCGCTTCGAAGGAGACCGACCTCGCCGACGTGATAAACGCGATAACCAAGCTGCAGCGCAAGGTCGAGAGGTTTGAGGACGCGTTCGGCGATATCACCATCGAGCTGACCGCCGGCGACCTGACGATAGGCAAGGCGTGCGTCCGGGACTGCAACATTATGGCGAAGCGCTCCGGCAAATCGCCGTTCAATTTCTAGGAGGTATCATGATACTAAAAATAGGCGATATCGACGTCAGCAAGTACATTCTGCCGCCGGACATCGCGGACACGTTCCGGAGCCAGTCGGTAAACCAGACCCTGAACGGTTCGCTGGTGGTAGACCGTATCTCCGAGCTTTCGAAAAAACGCATTTCGGTGCAGTTCCCGATCGTTCCTCTTGCGAAGTGGGAGGAGATAAAGGCGGTCATAAAGCCGATAACGTTCAATGTCAGCGTTGACAGCAGCGTGTATTCTGTTCACCTGAGCGGTGATATCCCGACCCCGGTGCTTTACGCAGACGGCGACGACGTAATGTGCAGCGAGATCTCGCTGGTGTTCGAGGAGATGTGATATGAGGACAGTTTCAGACGAATATCTTGCGCAGGTGCAGAGCTCCGGGCGGCAGTTCGGAGTTATGGTCAAGGTTTACGGCAATTCCGCCGAACCGGACACGCTATGGCTCGGGGACGTTATCAGCGTTGATATCCTGCGGAGCTGCTCCGATCAGCTCCAGATAGGCGCGTGCATGTCGGACATGCTCACGCTCGAAACTAAGGCGACAATTCTTTTTAACGGGCGGCTGAAAAAAGTTGAGGTTTTTTACCGCTGCACAGCTCCGGTGCTCGACTGGATACGGCTCGGGACATTCTACGTTGACGAGGCGGTCACACGCAACGGCGTTACCGCGGTCAAGGCTTACGACATGATGAGCAGGCTCGACAAGCGCGTGAGCTGGGTGGACACCAGCAAGGCAACCGCGCCGACGTTTCCTTGCAAAATGCAGGCAATGCTGAATTACCTCTGTGCCCGCGCCGGGGTCACGACCGATTTTGTCTGCGAGGATATCACGGTCGAGAAAGCTCCCGACGGCTACACGGCGCAGGAGCTTATCAGCTACATCGCGGCAAGTCATGGCAGGAACGCGCGGTTCTCGCCGTCTGAGGTGCTGAAATTCCCGGCTTACGAGGAGGTCGGAAAAACCGTTCAGCACGGACGGTGCTACTCGCTGGATATAGCAGGTGGAAGCGGATACACGGTCAAGGGGATACTGCTCCAGCGCGGCGGCGACGATAAAATCTACATCGACGGCACTGCTTCTGAGTACGACGAAACCGCCGACGGCATAGTGACGGCGTATGACCCGTTTGCGACGGTCGGTATCGCGGAATACGCATGGAACAGGCTCGGCGGGTTGAATTACTCGGCGGTTTCACTCGAAATGCCTGCTGAGAATATCCTCGAACCGGGCGATGTGTTCACGGTCGAGGACGCGGACGGCACTCAGAAGAAGGTGATCGTTATGGAACAGGAGCTGTCGCTGACCTGCACGGGCGGCTTTGTCGAGAAGATATCCTGCACGGCGGAAAGCAAGGCGCAGAACCGGAGCACTGAGAACCGGCAGGAGGCCACGGAGAAGCAGATGGCGGCGGGGGCAACGTCTGCTACTCTCACCGAATACCAGTACTTGACCGACGCCTCGGTAAAATTCAACGGCACGACGTACACGATAGAAAAGGACGTAACAACAGGGCTGATATCCAAAATCAGCGACAGCAACGGAAACGAGTTCGAGCCGGAGATATCGGCGGGTATAACCGATGTGGCTGCGCATAACGCGGTGTTCTGGGCTGTGGCGATGTGCAAGGGACTAAGGCAGAAGCCTTACGGCAACACAAACATTTTCGACTTAGAAAACGCGTCAGCAGGGCTGTGGAAAAATACCGGAGATGGCTATGATATCATCCTGCCAGGCGAGGCGGAGATTTCCAGCGAGGGCGTGAGTCTCAATCAGTATTATGACTTGCCGATAACCGGTGACCTTTACGACCATACAATATTTGCTGTTGCAAAAAAGCGCGCGGATTTTACAAATTCCGGCTGGACGACCGTAATTGCCAACTACGGCACGCCGCCGCAATCTAATCTCTGCACCCGCTATCTCAAATGGTCCGTGGGCGCGGGCAGTGACTTGGGGTATTACTGGGGCAGCACTAGCGCGGCGGACTATGCCATAATAACAATGCACAGGTTAGGAACCAAAGGTGTCTTTTACGTTAATGGCGTACAGCAGTATAGCTATAGCTCATACGCAGTCCCTCGTCGAGATTTCTGGGCCATCGGCAAGGAATTCTGGTTTAAGCACATATCAATTATTCCAAAGGCGATGTCAGACGACGAGCTTGCCGCAGAGGTGCAGCGGCTCTCGGCTAAATACAAAATAGGAGGTAACACATGACAAGCAAAACAATTTCCCTCACCGGCGCGGAACTCAGGGTGAATTACTCAGGCGGCACTAACGCCTGGCTCCGCAACGATGGCACGGACGCGATATATGCGTCCACAACGCCGGGAATCACGGCGGGAGCTGACGGCACGGTCAGCATACCTGCGGGTCAGTCCGTTGGCGTTTACGGCGCGA